TCTCTGTGTGTGAAGGGTGTGGCATTACTGCTGCACCTTTCTGCGTTTTGGCACAATCTGAACTATTTGCTATTTAAAGAAAAGCACAACAACAATGGCAAGTACAATTGTAGCAAGCAGCGCGACAGTAACCATATCAGAAGGTTTAACACTTGGAAGTGTAGACCGTGGCGCAAGCCATACACGAACAATTGAAAACATTTCAGAAATCGACAGAAGAGTGTTGACCATTCCATCTGCATCTGAAATTGATATCCTATCTGTTGGAACATCGAATGGCCAAGGGACATTCATACGTTCGAACATCCGTTACATTCGAATCACCAATTATGACAATACCAATTTTGTCAGAATACGTGTGTCCAGGACATCACATGACACATTCGATTTGAAACTTCCTGCAGGTGCAACGTTTATGATAAGCACAGGTGACATCAGCGCAAATTCAAGCGGATCTGCATTTTCATCATTCGATGAATGGGATGTCATTTCTGCACAAGCTGACACAGCAGATGTGGACATTGAACTTGTTGCATTGACAGTTTGATCAACATCGAACGAAATAGCACCAACGAAGTGGCTGTGACATTGACCGAATACGGCACAGCAACATACTATCTGTTTGAATTGAAATCAGACACAACAGAAGGTGTGCAATATTGCGTGGCACAGGACACATCAGCATTCCCAAACAGATTCAATCAATTTGAAATCACAGAAGTTGGAAGCGGCACACCAACACCAACAGCAGGTGAAGTGAAGTTAGGCAATGATGGCCAATGGCGTTATTACATCTATGCCAACAGTTCATCATCAAATCTTGATCCAACAGGTCTGGCCTTGTTAGAACAAGGAATTGTGAAGGTCATCGGCACACCTGCACCATCTGAAGTGTACACAGGTGGCAACCAAACTTATACAGTCTATGGCGAATAGTCTTTCGATATTGAACTTTGAAGCAAATGTTGTTCCAGAATTTAAGGAACAGCGTGGCAAGGAATGGATTCTGTATGGCTCCGAAGGCGATTATAAGAATCGTTATCCAGACTTCCTGTTGGAACTGTACAGGAACAGCGCAAAGCATCATGCAATCATAAACAGTAAGCGTGACTATGTTTGTGGCCGTGGATGGTCCATTGACACAGATGGAATGACAACTGTTATGAAGGCCAAGATGGAGCAGTTTGTCAAACATCCAAATCCGTATGAATCTCTGGATGACATCTTGGTGAAAGTGGCACATGACCTGGAACTGTATGGCGGCTATGCATTAGAAGTTATCTATGACAGCATCGGTGAAAAGATTGCAGCCATCTATCATGCAGATTTCGCAAAGTATCGTGTGTCAGATGATGGCTATTGTTACTATTATTCTGATGATTGGTCAAAGTACAATCCAGAAGTTGAGAAGATAGAAGCGTTTAATTGGAAGGAACCAGGTGGCAAACAGTTGCTATATGTGAAAAGCTATCAGCCTAACTGCCAATATTATCCTTTGCCATCATACTTGGGTGCCATCAATTACATTGACCTTGATAGAAAAGTAAGTGACTATTTCAACAAGGGAATTTCCAATGGTTTCATGGCCGGGACCCTTTTGAATTTCAATTCTGGAATCCCGACAGAATCGGAGCAACAGGAAATTGAACGAATGGTGAAAGCCAAGTTCACAGGAACAGACAATGCCAACAGCATTCTTCTGAACTTTTCTGATTCACGTGACAGGTCTGCTGAAATTCAGCAACTGAACAGCAATGACTTTGACAAGCGTTTTGATTTATTGAACAAAACGATTCAACAGGAATTGTACGCAGGTCATCAGATTTCAGATCCTGCATTGTTTGGTATTAAGGAAGAAGGAATCTTCAGTTCACGGAACCAATTGGTTGACAGCTTTGAATTATTCCAGAACACCTATGTCAACGCACGGCAGCAGTTCATCGAACGTACATTCAATGATTTAGCCGCATTGCAAGGATTGGAAGGAAGGCTGACTATCAGCGACACGGAACCAATAAGCGTTCAATTCTCCGAAAGCACCATTATCAGCGTGATGACGGAAGATGAAATTCGCGAAGCTGTTGGATTGTCTGCTGTAGAAAAAGAAGAAGGCACAGAATCTGTTGACAGCAAAACCAAGGATGCACAAGCTGCATTGAAAGGAAGTGTAGGTGGCGTTAGCGGAATCATCACACTACTTCAGAATGTGAAGGAAGGTGTTGTTGATGCCAATTCTGCCATTGCAATCTTGGTTGAATTGTACGGATTCGAACCTGCGAAAGCAGCAGCAACCATCAATGGTGAACCATTGCCAGAAGTATCTGCATTCAATTCACAGCGTACCTGTTGCAAATCATCCGACAGCAAGGAAGATGATGAACGTGTCTTGGAATATCTAAAAAACACAGGCAGCTTTGACCATAAAGTTGTAGCTGACCGAAGATTTCAATTCGATTCATTTGAGACAGCACACATCAGAGAATCTGAATGTCTGAAATATTGGTTTTCTGAAATCGGACCAATTGAATCGGCAATCCTGGACATCTTGGTCAAGGAACCATCAACACCATTCCTTGCAATTGCAAGAAGTTTGCAGATCACCAATGAAAGGTTGATGACTGCAATTCAGACATTGAACGAAGCCAATGCCATCAACATAATCATCAAAGAAATTGAAGGCAGCACACAACGTGTTGTGGATGTGACTGATGAAGGCAAGCGAATCATTGATGACATTGAACCTGTTGAAGAAGAATTTGGAATCGGATATGTTTATGACCTGCGACCAGAATTGAAGCAGAAAGGTGAAGCATTGACCATTCCAACATCACGTGATTTCTGCATTAAGCTACTTCAGCAAAGCAGGCCATCAGATTGGCGTTCAGAAGATGTCCAAGAAATTGGTCCGAACTACACCGGAAAAGTGTGGACCTTGGAAGAAATCCAGAGACTTGGAATGCAGGAAGGCCGAAATGTCTGGAATCGTGGCGGTGGATGGTGGGGCAAATCAATCCATTGCAGACACGAATGGCGGCAAGTTCTAATTACTAAGCAAGCAAACTGATGGCAACACCTGTTTTGTTTATATCGGAATCGTATCTGAAGGACAGCACATTGCTGCACGAGAATATTGACTTCAAGTATCTGCGGCCGATCATCATAATGTGCCAGGACATCTATGTGCAGCCAAAGTTAGGCAGTACATTATACGATGAAATCAAGACACAGATCATCAACAGCACATTGACTGTTGCAAATCAGACATTGTTGGATGACTATATTCAGCCGTGTCTTAGATATTGGATTGAAAGCGAGGCACCAACTGCCATCAGCTACAAATTTCTGAACAAGGGCTTGATGCAGCAGTCATCCGAGAATGCAAGCACATCATCCTTGGATGAAATCAATTTCATTTCACAGAAATACAGAGACAAGGCAGAATGGTACACAGAACGATTGGTCAGATTCCTGTGCGAAAATGCATCAGATTATCCGGCCTATCAATCACCAGATTCTGGATTGGATGTGATAAGACCAGAGAAGGATGTCTATTCAACAGGCATCTTCCTTGGCAACAGATACAAGGTCAGAAGTTTGCAAGATAAATACAGGGATGGATACATAGATTACTAATGGCGAAAGGAATCAACAAGAAGAACTTAGAAAAACTGAAGAAGTTTGTACACACTGAACAACATATTCGAAATGATCGAAGCACAGGCCAACAGCCATCTGCAGATAAGGCAGTATGGCCAAGGTGATGTGTGGGAACTTCAGCCAGAAGAATTGGACTACGTTGTTCTATGGGCAATTGAACAAGGTGCATCTGTTACTGAACGGACATTGACCTATGACATCAGACTGATTTGCATGGACCGTGTACTTCCAGGAGAAGAAAACGAACACGAAGTGATGTCAGACACAATCTTGATTCTGATGGATTTCGTGGCATACTTCAGACAACTGCACACGGAGAAGTTGAGCATTCAAACATCAGTACAATTTGAACCATTCACAGAAAGATTCACAGATAAAGTTAGCGGACATTCGTGTGTGCTGTCAATCACACAGCCATTTGCGTATGATCGCTGTCAAATACCAACAAGCTAAAAATTAAAAGATGACCGAATCACAAAAATTAATTGGAACACGAGGCTGTAAATTGCTGACCGGCACAGGCGCATTCACATCGTTGAAAGGCTATTCAATTATTGCGCAAGAAGACACGGTGTTCACTACGTTTGAAGTTAGTGGCGTTGATGCCCTTGCAGACTATGGATTGACGGGTGCGACAGTAAAGGCAGGCGCATACATTGTGGTACCTGCAAGTGATGCCATCACAGCCATCACCATGTCAAGCGGAAGCGTTATCATTTATAACCAATGATAGGAGTTGGCAAAATAGGAATTGCCGCAATTCGTGGAGGAGGCGGTGCTACTCCTGTCAATCTTGACTTCATTTCTACTTGGGATACTACAAAAGCAGGTAGTGCGTCAGATACAGTAGTTCTTCCATTACAATCGGGAGGAACTTATTCGGGTACGATTGATTGGGGAGATGGTAGTTCTGATCAATTAAGCTATGCTAGCCGAACTCACGTTTACGCAAGTAGTGGATTATATACCATCACGATTAGCGGAGACACGTTTGAGGGATGGAGATTTGCTTTGTCAGGAGATAGGTTAAAAATCATTGACATTAGCAATTGGGGATTTTTTACAGTTACAAGCAACAGAACATTTGATGGATGCTCTAATGTTGACATAACTGCGACAGATGCGCCAATAATTACTTCATCATCTTTTTATACCATTTTTCGCGATTGTGATGCATTAACTACTCCAGATTTCAGCAATTGGGATACAAGTAGTGTGACCAATATGCAAGAGGCGTTTTTTGGATGTGCTTTATTCAACGGCAAATTAGATAATTGGGTTCATAGTGGGGTTACATCATTAAATAAAATGTTTAACGGTGCCATTAGTTTCAATCAAGATCTTGACAGTTGGGATGTTAGTGCTGTCACAGATTGGTATGAATTTATGAGGAATGCACAGTCGTTCAATTCATCTCTTGCTGGTTGGGATGTTAATGGCTCATTCTATGAATTGGCATTTGGTTCAACTATGACTGCATTTACAGGAATTGGCCTTGATAGTTGGGACACATCAGGGATGATATCATTTAATAAAGCATTTCCAAATGGGCCTGTTTTCAACCCTGATGTTAGTGGGTGGGATATGAGTAACACTCTCAGTATACAACAAGCATTCCAAAATTGCGATTCGTTTAATCAAAATTTATCTAATTGGAATATCGCAAATTTAATTGTTGCTACAAACTTTATGCAAGATGCTATTGGGTTATCTACTACTAACTACGATGCTACATTAGTTGGGTGGGAAGCAACATTACAAGCAGCATACCCGGGTGGGGCTGGGTATCCTGCGACTATTAACATTCATTTTGGAGGGTCTACATACACATCAGGTGGAGCTGGAGATACGGCAAGATCGAGTTTGATTACTACTTTTGGCTGGACGATAACAGACGGAGGAGGAGTTTAAAAAAAATAAAAAAATGAACACAATAGATTACCCACCAGTTAGAACGTATTGGATTACTTTCGATGGCGAAGATAAATCGTCCGTATTAGGTTACGGATGGACTGACCCGAACCAACGAACTGACACAATTCACGTTTGGGAGACTACAACGGACGAAGATGTTTGGCTTGCGAGACTTTTGGAATATGGAATTATACCAGAAATTGACGAACAAGGAAACTTAGTGTTATAATGGACGCAATTTTAGAAGCATTAGCATCGTACGGAATAGCGGGAGTCTTCCTTGCTGTTTTGGTGTATTACCTGAACAAACTGACCGACATACACAGAGATGAGCGCAAGGAATGGCAGTTAGCGAATGACAAGCACGTTGAGAAGTTCAGCGATGTGATAGCCGAGAACACGAAGGCATTGGTTGAAATGCGTGGAGAACTGAAAGAAAATAAGTGCAAGATGTAGGTGAATGGTGTGCGTGGCGGCCGATAAGATGTGAATGCATAGATGGTAATTGCAATGGAAAAAGAAAAGAAACAACCAAGAAAAAGCGCAGCAAATCAGGCAGCGGAAGTGATCAAGAAGTTTGAAGGCTTTGAACCTGCACCATATTTGTGTCCGGCTAATGTTCCAACAATCGGCTATGGCACAACCATCTATTCAGATGGCACCAAGGTGTCAATGGATGATGATGCAATTGATGAAGCAAAGGCAGAAGAAGAACTGCTGAACCATATCAAGAAGGTGGAAAAGCAGGTCAATGATGCCCTGGATGTGAAGTTGAAATCACATCAGAAGGCTGCATTGATTTCATTCGTGTACAATGTAGGTATTGGCAATTTCAGCAAATCAACACTATTGCGAAAAGTGAACCATTGTCCAGATGACCAGAACATTCCAGATGAATTTCGCAGATGGACCAAAGGTGGCGGCAAGGTATTGCGCGGATTGATTAGAAGAAGAGAAGAAGAAGTGAACCTATGGACAGGGAATTGCTGATTCATCTGTTCAGAACTGTGTGGCCGTACATGGTCACGTTTCTTCTGGGTGTCCTTGTTGCATGGCAAGGCTGTGGAACAGGTGCCAAGGTCATCACAGAAACAATTGAAATTGAAAAGCCAATATATCGGACCGAATATGTGGACCGATGGAAGACAGACACGGTTCGATTTGTTGAACGTGTAACTGTCACGGACACAATCACCAACACCATCATCAAGGAACGTGAAGTTCTGATCATTGACACAGTTCAAATCATTCAAGCATGGCTGACAGAAGTGAACAGATACGACACAACCATCACATTGACAGATGGCAGTTTGCAGGCAACCTGGTTCAATTATCAAAACATAACTGAAGAAGTAGCATTCACATACACATCCAATGTCCAGAAGGCACCAATGTATGGTGTCGGTGTGCATGCATCCATCGAAGCACAGACTGATTTCAGCGAAAAGGTCACACCATTGTTTGGCATTGGTGTACACGGTGACATCAAAAAAATGTATCTTACGGCAAACTACAAGTTCAATGGTGACCATTATGTTGGTGTAACTGTTGGCCGTAAACTATGGCAGAGATGAGCGCAAACTATTACTATCACACGGATGCTGATGTCCGGAAGCAGATTGATGAACTTCTGCATCAGAATGCATTGATTCAATGCAACCTTGGAACAGACAGCACGAAGGAAGAACGAGCAGAAGCCAAGAAGCAATGGATGGAATTGGCAATGCAGATTCGTGAAATTGATCCAAAGTTCTACCGTGAACGAATTATGGCACAGCACCAATGAAGAAGCAGTCAATCAAGGGCGAAATTGTGCAAGAATATCTGAAGCATTGGTCACATCTGCCATCAACGTCATTGGCTAAGTTGATATACAAAAGGAACAAATCAGCATTTCTGGATGTGGAGAATGTCAGAAGAATCATCCGTTACTATCGCGGACAGACAGGTGCAGCAGATAGGGCAAGTTTGCAAAACAAGGAACACATGACAGACGAGAAAGCACAACACGCCAGAGCATTAGGAATTGCAAATCCATTTGGTCTTCCAGATTCAGATGAATCTGAATGGGAACCATTTGTTCTTCCAAAGGCAGCAACAAGAATCCTGCTGCTGTCAGACATCCATGTTCCATATCACAACATTGATGCAATCACCAAGGCAATTCAGTATGGCAAGGACCAGAATGTGAATGCCATTGTGTTCAATGGTGACACAGTTGACTGCTATGCGTTGAGCAGGTATGAACGTGATCCAAGGAAAAGGTCATTCGCTGAAGAATTGGAAGCAACAAGGCAATTGCTGCAAGTATTCCGGAATGAATTTGATGGTGTTCCGTTTTACTTCAAACTTGGGAACCATGAAGAAAGGTATGAAGCATACCTACGAACCAAGGCACCAGAACTAATTGGCACAGCAGATTTCACAATGGACCAGCTGCTGCGATTCGGGGAACTTGGATGTGAACTGATTCAAGACAAACGTGTGATAAAGGCAGGCAAGCTGTCCATTATGCATGGCCATGAATTTGGAAGGTCCGTTTTTTCACCTGTGAATCCTGCACGTGGATATTACATGAGAGCGAAAGCATCAGTTATCTGTGGCCACAACCATCAGACAAGTGAACATTCAGAATCCAATCTGGATGGCAAGGTTGTGACAACTTGGTCAACAGGATGTCTGTGTGAATTGCATCCAGGTTACATGCCGGTAAACAAATGGAATCATGGCTTTGCAATCATTCGTGTTGATGGCAATGGTGACTTTGAAGTTGACAACTTGCGAATCATCAAGGGCAAGGTGAGATGATGCAAACAATCATCAATCTGCTGATCATTGCGATGGTCCTGCTGTTCATTGTCATCTTCTGGCTGATGGTCACAGCTTACGTTCTGTGGAGAATCAGCGAACGGAACAAGGCCATTCAAGATGAAATGGCTGCCTATCACAACACCTTGGTCAACACCGAAGAAATGTATCTTCGAATAGTCAGCAGTCAGTCAGATGATGATGACACGTGGCTGTCTGTTAATTAGTCGTTAAAATTATTCGGTTGATATTCAGCACGTTAGCATCAACGTGTGAAATTTTCTGTGCGTTTATTTGGAAGTTATCAACGTGTTTTTGTAGGTTTACGCCATAATCTTAAAAACACAGAGACATGGCAAGAATAGTAGATTGCGTACAGACAGAAGAACAGGCTATCTTCATTTTGAAGGAACACAGCTATCAATTAATCACCAACAATTCACAATGCAGATGTGAATGTGGCCAGACACAGGCTGTTGTTGGTTATTCAGAGCATCACGAACAAGCTGCATTGATTGGCGTTTGCGAATCATGTGGCGATGATGATGCATTTCACGAAGATGTAATTAATAAGTAATCACCATAAACACAGAGAGAAGATGAAAAACACATCCTTAATTGAATGCTACACGGCAGACACAACATATCTGTCTGATGAAGCAAAGATGATAGTCCTGGACATCATCACGCGTATTGATGCTATTGACCAAATGGGAAAGGTCAATGTGCTGATTTACGCAGACAGTCAGATGGTTGTTGAACGTCACATCCTTGGAGAAGTGACCAGATGGTTGGCCATGTGGGATGCTGACTATAACCATCACGAAGGTGTTCACACACCATCAGACACATTGCCATTCTATTGGATGGCATTCACTTCAGAGTATGCAATGCTTACTTTGAAAACGAAATCAGAAATCACTAATCAATAATAATCAAGATCATGAAAAACACAGATCGAGAAACTATGAAAAAGTTGGCCACAGAGAATGGACTAACGGCTGACCATTTCTTCAAATCGCCACAAGGCTTTGTCATAATTACACGACAAGGCATTGAACGTATTCAGCAACACCGTGGAATCCGTGTCCGTTACGAAATGGTACACATGACAGATGACTGCAAGCACGTGGTCATCAAAGCAATTGGCGAGATGGCAGGACCAGATGGTCACACCATAACCGTTGAAACATACGGAGAATCGGCACCAGATAACACGCGGCAAAAGTACCCTGTGGCAATGGCTGAAAAGCGTTCATTATCACGTGTATGTCTGAAGCTGTCCGGATTCTACCAACATAACGTCTACGGACAGGATGAATCAGATGATTTTTCACCTAAAAAAACCAAGTAATCATGGACATCTTCGAAGAAACAAACGAATTGCAGCGAACTGAGGAATGGTTCGCGCAAAGATTAGGCAAGTTCACAGCGTCACGATTTGGTGATCTGATGACCAAAGGAAGGAAGAAGGATGAAATCTTTGGCGGCACAGCCATCAGCTATATGATGGAAGTTGCAGCAGAGAAGCTGACAGGCCAACGAGTGCAGATATTTGGTGCCGCATTAGATCACGGCAATGAATACGAATCTGTGGCACGTGAAGAATATGAACAGCGCATGGGATGCGAAGTTGAAGAACTTGGATTCTGCGAGATTTCAGACTATTCGGGCGGCAGTCCAGATGGAAAGGTCAAAGGCACAGACAAGTTGATTGAAATCAAATGTCCATACAACACAGCCAATCATCTGAAGAATGTCATCAATCAAGACATCGACAAGAAGTATCTGTGGCAAATGCAAGGTTGTATGTTGGCAACAGGTGCCACATCATGTGACTTCATTAGTTTTGATCCAAGGATTGATAATGAAGCATTCAGAATGGTCATCATCAATGTTCCTGCGGATGTTGAAATGCAACAGGAATTGGTTGAAAGATTGGCATTGGCGAAGGATTACCTTGATAATATTCTGAAGCTATGAAGATCACACTATCACCGAGAGAATTGGCAATGTGCGACATGATAGCATCAATGCGATATTGGCAAGGCTGTGGCACAGATTCCACAATCATTGACAAACGGAAGGCAAGCAGGATTGGATTCACAGCAGAATATGCATTCAGCAAGCAATTCAATTTGCACCTGGACATCATCAGCAATCTTGAAAAGGATTCGTTCGATTTCATCAGCAGAGAAGGCAACACCATTGATGTTAAATCAACTCACCGAACTGATGGCAACTTGGTTGTTCCAAAGCTGATGCATGATGTCTATGTTCTGGCCATAGTTGATGGCAACACAGTTGACATTGTCGGCTATGCAACCAAGGGAATGATTGAAAAAGCAGGCAAAAAAGACCTTGGAAATGGTCCTGTTTGGTTCGTTGACCGTAAAGACTTGAAGACATGGTGAATGCTAACGACAAGGGCAAACGATTTGAACGCAAAGTTGCCAAGCTGCTGAATGAACGATTCGGCACCAATGTCCGAAGAACACCAATGTCAGGCGGCATGACAATCAAAGGTGACATCATTGATCTTGATGGACCATTGGCACAGTTTAGCTTTGAATGCAAGAACCAGGAAAGGTTGAACATTTGGTCAGCGTTGAAACAATCACAGGATGACGCGGCTATTGATGGCCGTGTTCCTGTTGTTGTGTTTACCAAGAACCATCAGCCAGACTACGTGGCAATGAAGTTTGAAGACTGGATGGACATCATCCAACAGCTTTGAATTTCGTATCTTTGAACGAGTTATTAACATTGAAAAACACAGAGAAGTGAAGACAGAATTATCAGAAATTGAGAAGGAAAGCATCGACAAATTGGTTGATGTTTACAGGCAGGAACTTGTTGACCAAGTGATGAATGCACCAATTGCCAACAGGCAAGGTGTGACCGTGGAGAACATCACCAATGCTGTGCTGCATTACTATGGTGTAACTAAGAATAGTCTTTATTCCAGAGACAGGAAAGCACACATCGTGAAGTGCAGAGCAGTTGTATTCTGGCTATTACGACAGCCAGAAATGGAGACAGGTTTATCCATTACACGTATTGCAGAAATGGCATTCATGAACCATGCATCTGTCATCCACAACATCAAGCGGATTGACAATGAACTGATGTTTGAAGACAAATACACAGTTGCAGAATTGACAGAAATCCTGCGAACATTAGGATTCCGATTCTTCAAGCAAGGCACAAAATTCATCATCAAATGAGAGACTCATTCATCTTTTACAGGTCATTCTTCGAAGCTGCTGAAGACCTGTGTCCGGAAGAAAAATGTGCTATGTTTGATGCCATTTGTGACTATGCATTGAACTTCAAAGAACCATCATTGGAAGGCACACCAAAGTTGGCATTTCGGTTGATCAAGCCACAACTTGATGCAAACATTGCAAGATTCAACAATGGCCAAAAAGGTGGCAGACCAAGTTCAAAAAAAACCAAACCGAAACCTAAACGTAACCTAACTAAAACCAAAACAGAACCTAACCAAAACCAAACTGAAACCAAACACAAACCATTGACAGACTTAGGTTATACAACTGAAAAACCTAATGTAAATGTAAATGGTAATGTAAATGCTAATGATAATGAGAATGGAAATGTCAATGTTGTTGGCGCGCCATCAATTGATCAGGTTAGGGAATGGATGTATCATTGCGGATGTCGGAACCAGGACGAAGCTGACAAGTTCTTTTATTACTATGAAAGCAAAGGTTGGATGGTTGGACAGGTGCCAATGACCAACTGGAAGGCTGCTGTTCTGTCCTGGATCAAGCGAGCAAAGGAAAAAGGTGACGATGTCAATGGATTTAAATTTGACTTCGAAGTTGAACAACCAAAGCAACTGAACCAATGAGACACGGATCACTATTCTCCGGAATTGGCGGCTTTGACTTAGCTGCTGAATGGATGGGTTGGACCAACGTCTTCCACACAGAATGGAACGAATTTGGCCAGAAAGTATTGCAACATCATTTCCCTAATTCAATATCATATCATGACATCATCAAAACAGACTACTCTATTCACAGAAACGACATCGACATCATCACAGGCGGATTCCCATGCCAACCATTCAGCCTTGCAGGAAAGCGGAAAGGCACCGATGATGAACGCTACCTGTGGCACGAAATGCTGCGAGCAATTCAACAGATTCAGCCAACATACGTTGTGGCAGAAAATGTTCGTGGATTACTTACTATCGATGCCGGCATGGTCTTCGAGCAGGTGTGTGCTGACCTGGAAGCTGAAGGCTACGAAGTTCAACCGGTACTACTGCCTGCTGCAGGTGTCAACGCTCCACACCGAAGAGACAGAATTTTCATTGTCGGATATGCTGCCAACACCAATGGCGCAGACACGAGATCTTCCAACGGAAGAGCAGATTGCAAAACGGAAGGAAATGTATGGCGGCAAGAAAAGAGCAATGTATCTGGAACATGTGATTGCACAGAACCTGCTGCCAACACCGATTTCAGGCGATTGGAAAGGCCAGAAGCGGAAGGATGGAACAGCGAACATGTTGAGCGGACAGGCAGCATTGGGTCTGCTGCCAAAAGTTCAAGCACGGGATTGGAAAGGTCCGCAAGGTTGTGCGAAGGAAGGATGCATAGATTTACCTGCAAAAGTGAATCAGATGAATCAACAGAACCTACTGCCAACACCAACATCACATCAGCAGCAGACGAAATTCAAGCAAGGCGGAACGTGTCTGCAAGCACACGTGACACAGAACCTGCTGCCAACACCGACAGCAGACGACAATCCACAGAAGAACACAGGCAAGCGCAATCAAGATGGATTGCAGAAAAGAGCATTTCAAACAACTGGCAAGACTTCCCAACTGAATCCGCGATTTGTGGCGGAAATGATGGGCTTCCCACCAGATTGGACGATATTACCTTTCCTAAATGGCGAAACGAATCAATAAAGGCATACGGAAATGCTGTGGTGCCACAGTTAATTTTGCCTATCTTTCAAACGATTCAAAAACTTCACAGAGAAAAGAACACATGATTCAACAAGTTACTATTCACAAGCTGCCATTGTTGGTCGGCTGTAAACAATTCGACAGGTCACCAGATGGTCAGATGCTGATGGACATCATTGCAAGATTCGTTGATGCTGAATTTCCGCACATCGATGACTTCAAATTGGTCACGGCATTTCAGAAGGCTGCATCTGGCAGTCTATCATTGAACAACAAACCATTGACATTGTCAACCTATGGTCAGCAGTTGTCACCAAAGGTAGTTGGTGAAGTGCTGCGAGCATTCCAACAGACTGAACGCAGAAAAGCATCTGAACCAACATTTCAACCAAAGCAATTAGAAGCAGCTTCTGATCCGATTGATGCACAGTTTATGTATGAGTGGACCATTAGATATATCCAGGAACACGGAAGATTGCCGGAATATCCGATGTGGGGATTGCTCTACCAATACCTATTGGAAAGGAATGAAGTGAAGGCATTGCCGAACGAAAAGCCACAAGGCAGATTCAGCTTGATGCAGGAAGACAACAGGTATCAGCAGACCGTGACCAGATGGTTCCGTTCAAATGGTATTGTTTGAAATCGTATATTTGTAGAAATCAATAATCAACACAATGAGTGAAGAAAAAACAATCTATTGCGGCAATGGCCAGAAGAAAGGTGACACATGGCTGAAGGCATCCATCTGTCTTGACAAGATTCCTGCTGAACACACGTTTGTCTACAACGGCAAGAAGTATGTGAAGGTGAACATCAACCTGCGTGATCAACTTGATGACTATGGCAATGATGTGTCAATTTCCGTGGACACATGGAAACCAGAGAAGGAAGGAAGCGTCAAAGAAAAGGTTGTGGCCAAATCCAAGCAGAAGGCTACAGCCATCGGAAATGATGACTTGCCTTTCTAAACAACAAGCAGCAATTGACCTATTGGCAGATGATGAACTGCGTGAACTTGCAGTTCGTATCTGTCACAGGTATGCTGATGACCTAATCCAGGAAGCTGCAATGGTCATTCTGGAAATGGATGACGAGAAATGGAGCAAGGTCAATGATGGTGGATATCTGCGTTACTACGTGGTCAGAACCATGATGACAATGGCAACATCACCAAGGTCTACATTCGCACGAAAGCATGGCCTATTCGCACATGGCACAGAGATTCCTGACATTCCCGATGATGCTGATGGTTACGATTGGGATCAGGAAGATGACATGATGATCATTGAAGCATTGTTGGACAGCTATCATTGGTATGACAAGGAAGTGCTGCGGTTGTGGCTCCAGGAAGGAAGTTACAGGAAGGTCAGCAAGAAGGTTGACATTCCATTCAAATCAATTGGTAATTCGGTCCGTAGAACATTGGACCAACTAAAAGAAGATTATTATGGAATTATTCTTCAACGCTGCATCAGTAGCGGTCATCGCATCACTACTGACAGAAGTAGTAAGCATTCAGACCTACATTAAGCAATGGCTGAACATTGACGAATGGGCAAGCATCAAACCATTTGACTGTTCATTGTGTCTATCATTCTGGATTGGATTGGCTGTTGGAGCAGCGACAACTGAAGCTGTCTGGTCATCTGTCCAGGTGGCATTGATGGCTGTGTTCATTGAGCGTGTAATGTACAGAACCAAATTATTCTGGATGCCATGACCTATTCCTACAAATGCCAAGGCAAATGCAAGATGGTCCAAGACTATGTGCATGGAATGAATGAGAAGCCAACATTCACCTGCTGTGACAAGGTGATGAAGAAGGTGTTCACGAAACCTGTGGCCATACTTGGTGCCAACACAGGCGGACGCAAAGGAATGTGAGATGGATGATGTGCTGACAATCTGCTGCATCCTGTTGGTTTTGATCTGGATTGCGCGAATTTTGAAAGGTGAAAATTTTAACTAATGGACAAAAAGGACATTTTGCTATTTATAACTGAACGAAAGGAACAGCTTGAAATGATGGCGGCCAGAAGGTTTAGCGGAAGATTGACCAAAACTGAAGTGAAAGCCTATGAAGACACCTATAAGGCCATTCACGGAAATGCACGTGTGTGTTTCACCTGCGGAAGTTCTGCACAGACAATGGCACGTGTCATGCTGAAATTTGCTGAAGAGAACAAGCCAATGCCAAAGCCAAAGCGCAGAAGGAAGAAATGAAGCAGAACAGGAACCATGAGAACTATGGCGTGTATATCACGCACAACACCTACACCATGAAGTGGCACGCATTCAAGCGTGAAGATGCAAACAAGTATTGGAACAATGAAGGCAACTTCAAGGAAGGTGTGGGCAATACTCCACAGGAAGCATTGAGAAACTTCAAGAAGTAATGGCAAAAAAGAAGTATATCGAAACACCAGAAAAGATGTGGCAACTGTTCCTGGACTATGCTGCACATACCAAGGAACATCCCATAACCGTGAAGGATTTCATTGGTCCGAAAGCAATTACTGTGCATCGTGAACTTCAAAAGCCATTGACAATGGAAGGCTTTGAGAACTACGTGGCGAACCAAGGATTGAACCATTTTCTTGATGATTATTTCGGGAACAAAAATGGAGCGTATGAAGAATTTTCCGCCATCTGTTCGCGTATACGCAAAAGCATCCGACAGGACCAGATTGAAGGCGGCATGACAGGTATCTACAACACAAGCATCACACAACGTCTGAACAACCTAACTGAAAAGCACGAAGTGACACATCGTGAGCAGCCATTATTCGGTGATGATGAATGAATGATTTCATCTACACAACGGCCATCCGCAAGATTCGCAAGCTGACCAAACGCAAGAAGGTCATCCAAGGTGGCACATCAGCAGGTAAAACATTCGGCATTCTTCCTGTCCTAATTGACAGAGCAGCCAGAACTGATGGCCTTGAAATTTCTGTCGTGTCCGAATCTGTGCCACATCTTAGGCGTGGAGCAATGAAGGACTTTCTGAAGGTGATGCAGATCACAGGAAGATACAATGACAGCAGATGGAACAGGTCACTACTTACATACACATTCGCCAATGGCAGTTACATCGAATTCTTCAGCGCAGACCAGGAAGCACGATTGCGTGGTGCCAGAAGGAACATTCTGTATGTGAACGAAGCCAACAACATTCCATTTGAATCTTACTATCAATTGGCCATCAGAACATCAGATGAAATCTTCATAGACTTCAACCCAACTATGGAATTTTGGGCGCACACCGAAGTGTTGAAGGAAGATGATTCTGAACATCTGATTCTGACGTTCAGAGACAATGAAGCATTGCCGGACACGATTCGGAAGGACATTGAGAAGGCAGAAGAAAAAGCAAAGCATTCATCCTATTGGCAGAATTGGTGGAATGTCTATGGCCTTGGAAGAATAGGCGCATTGCAAGGTGTCGTGTTCGATAATTGGAACCAATGTGATCAACTTCCAGACAATTACAGATGGAGATGCATTGGCCTTGATTGGGGCTACACGAATGATGCAACAGCCATTGTTGAAGTTCGGCAAGCAGATGGCAAGCTGTGGATGCACGAAATACACTATGCCACAGGAATGTCAAACAAGGACATCAGCAACGTCCTGGATGGATTCAAAGGTGTTGAAATCATTGCCGATTCATCTGAACCAAAGAGCATAGATGAATTGAGAAGATACGGCCATCGTATCCGTGGAGCAGTCAAAGGAAAGGACAGTATCATGTATGGCATCAACCAGATGCAGCAGGTGCCATTGATGGTGACATCATCATCAACCAATTTGATAAAGGAATTACGTGGATACGTCTGGCAAACAGACAAGACAGGTGCATCATTGAACATTCCTGTGGACCATAGCAATCACGCGATTGATGCAGCACGTTATTCCATTATGAGCAAATCAATGTCAACAGGTACCTATGCAGTCAGGTGATAAGATGACAAGACCAACCGAATCGTCAATAGATAACCTGACGAATGCAGAAGAATGTCCTGTGTGCCATAAAGTAGGATTTCACAAACTTAGATGCACGAACAACAACGCAAAGGTGGCAATACCAATGGCTGTAATTCCGAAAATTGAAGCAGATGATTCCATTGAACAGACTTGAAAAGGAACTGAAAGCAATGACGTTTCCGGAGCAGGTGCGAATCAGCAAGTGTGAAGTTGTGACCAATGTGCCAAAGATGATTGACAGCCACATCAAGATCCTACGGAGTAACCCAGGGAACAAGGCATTCATGCCGTACTATGACAGATTGCTGCTGCTGAGATTTGCCATAGATACAGATTGAACATTTTGCTATTTACTTGAAAGACAACAGATGAACATCCTTGAAAGACTTGGTCGTGTTTGGAAGATGCAGGAAGCATACAATGATTATCCACAGGCAGCATCCGAGAACGCGAAGGCAGCATTAAGATATGCGGAAAAGTATGGATGGAAAAGCTGTGGCACACCTGTTGGCAAAGCCAGAGCAAGGCAATTGGCGAATCGTGAACCAATAAGCGTGGAGACAATTGAACGAATGGCGGCATTCATTCGGCACAAAAGGAACAGCAAAAGGAAACTTGGTGAAGGTTGTGGCCGTTTGATGTGGCTTGCATGGGGCGGAGACGAAGGTGTCAATTGGGCAATAAGGAAAATAGAACAGATAAGAAAAGAGAATGAACGAAATTGAACTACCAAGCAGTTGGTCCGAAGTGACCGTGGAGCAGTTTGCAGCTTTGCAGAATGTAATGAAGCACGATGATCTGCACGAGTATGAGAAGAATGTGGCAATCATCAGCATCATGTCTGGATGGTCAGAAGCAGCAGTCAAAGAACTGTCATTGAAATCCTACACCAATGTGATGAAATCATTGGCATTCCTATCATCAGCAGTTGAAGGTAAGCTACAAAAGTACATGATGGCCAATGGCAAGAAATACAGGATCGAATCAGATGTGGAGAAGTTGACCGGTGGGCAATATATCACATTGATGCATCTGATGAAGGACCAGGACAAGGTGATGGATAACATGGCTGACATTCTCGCATTGTTCTGTATTCCATCAACCAAGACATGGTTCGGATGGAAGGATGGCACCTATGATTCAGAGCAGCACAGCGAAGTTGCTGCTGATATGAAGGATGCCAAGATGAATGTCGTTTATCCGTTAACTGCTTTTTTTTTCGAAAGTTACAAGAACTACGTGGAGAATATGCAGGTCTATTTGGGACTGATGGCGAAGGACAATTTGAAGAAAGCGGAAAAGCAGTTGAAACATATGAAAGCAGATTTGGATGGCTCGACCTGGTCAACAATCTCGCAAACAATGACCATAGCAAATGGGACCATTTCTTCAATCTTCGGGTCAGAGAACTATTTAACGTCATTACTTTCTATCGCGAAAAACAGGCGCATGATCGCCAACAAAACATTCAACAGCAAGCAAGACTGAAAAATGGCATTTGACAAATTGGTTGATACATTGAACGGATTCCGTAAGGCATACACCAATGCCTTGGGAAAATCAATAAAGGACAACAATCTTGTTGCCACAGGTAGGCTGAACACATCAATCAGCTTGCCAAAGCAACCAAAGGTCAAAGTGTTTGGCGGCATCTATCAGATGCAAATCACAATGGAAGACTATGGTCTGGACCTGGATGAAGGAACAAGGCCGCAAGGTAAGCGACCAAACAACTTCACATTCGCTGATAATTACAAGGACATCTATGATTGGCTGAAGATTCCAACTGTCCGTGACAAGATAGGTGGATTCAAAGGTGATTCAGATACAGCACAATGGTCTGAATCAAAGCATCGTGGATTGGCATTTGTCATTTCACGGAATCTGGCAAACTACGGAATGCGACCAAGGAATTGGATTGATCCGTATACGGAACCAATCAACAGAGCAGT